GACTTGTTAAAAACCAAACACTTTATTGATCTTGAATTACAGATGGTTTACGGAACAGATGCAAAAGGTAATAATATAGGAGATTATTCTGTAGAAGTTTCTCTATAACCATGAGGTAACTATGAACTTATATGAGTTTGATGATCGAATCTTAAAAGAAAGAAACGGAAGAAAACCAATATATGTAAACAAACATCTTGCTAAAAAGTTTAAGGATTTTTGTAAGAGTGAGCAGAAAGAACCACATAAGGTAGCTGAATACTTGTTATCTTTAGGTATTAATTCTGTAAAACATTATGAAGAACCTAAAGTGTCTGTTGACATCGAAGCTCTTTAAATAGGTTTTTAACATTTGTTAGCGAGTCCATCGCTTGCATCTCTTCGTCTTTAATAGTTTTCTGTTTACTACCGTCTGGAAAAGTAAACATAACCTTTTGCGGATCTAATGCAACCAAAGCATACACGTCTATTGCATCTTTATCGTATTCTCTTTTCTTGGTAAACGAACCACGTCTGAAGTCATACTCCCATGACACTCTATGATTTCTTATTTTAGATTGTGTTTTAACCTGGCATTTATATAGCGTGTGGTCTACGTCAAAGATGATGTCTGCTTCTGCGCTATGCGGAACTACCATTACAGTATCAGCGTATAATGAAAGTAGCGAGGCTACTAAGTATTCTCCAGATCGGCCAACTCTTTCCGATTGGCGTGGCATAAGGTTATTGTGGTTGTCTACCTATGTTAAATGCTCTTCGCAATGCAGCCATACTTAGGTTTTCATCGCCACCAATTTGTTGTTCAATTACACCAGCCTGTCTTGTAACTGCACTCGGCGGTAAAAATCTTTGTGCTTGACCAACTTTGAAAGCGGCTTCGCCAACTAATCTTGGTGATGTTGCTGCTAATAAACCAGCCATTTGTGGAGCTGTTGCACCATAAAATCCACCAACACCCAAAGCACCAATTGGACTAATTTGTCTAGCTAAACCTGTTGGCGGAAATCCGCTTAATGTTTCTCCTGCAATTTTTGGTGTTAAGCTAACATCTCCTGCTTTCTCTAATTGTTTTAGTAATTCTAATCTTATACCAAAGTTTGTATTAACATTAGTTCTCATAACTGATAAAAGTTTTCTCAAAGCTGTATCAGCTGTTGCCTTATCACCCAAACTTAAAGCTTTTTTCATTTCTTTTTCTAAGCCAATAGCTTCTTCATAAGCTTTCATAGTTTTTGCATATTTTGGTGATGCTTCTTTGATAAGATTATTGATTGTTGTTCTTGCTTGCGTTACAACAGCAGCACCTTTACCAGCTGTTTTTCCAAACGTATCAGCCTCTGGCATTAAATTATCTATTTTCTTTTTAAGAGCATCTAACCCTTCTACGGTATGAAACTTAGGGTCAACAGACCAATCTAATACAGCATCCTCTATTTCTTTTAATTTTCTTAAACCACCTGCATCCAAAGTTGTTTTACCTTTAAATTCAAAAGACTTTCTAATATTGTCAACGCTTTTCAGAACAGGTGTAAAATCAATTTCTTTTTTTACAGCTTTAGCTTTTTTAATACCTTTTTGATATTCTGCTTTTCTTTTTTCTGCCATTGTTTTAATGCCTTTTCTAGCTTCTTCTACAATTTGTCGTGGGTCATCTTTTGATCGCATTGCCCTTGCAAAATCTGTAGCTTGCTGTCCACCAGCAGCTCCTGACACGACAGCTGTTCTAATTGCTTCAGGGCCAACACCTGTTGTCAAACCTAATACTGATTCAGCAACACCACCAACAGCTTTTGTAGGTAATGCTAATGGATCTATAACCTGTCCTGCTTTTTTAGCTGCTTCAGCAACTTCTTTTAATCCACCTACCTTGCCTGCTAATGAAGCTCCACCTGTTAATAAAACAGAAGCGTCACCTAAAAAACCAACAGGATCAGTTGCTATGGTTTTTTTAAGATTTTCCATACCACCATATCTATTAGCAAAATATTGACCAACAGCTTTTGCTTGTTGTTCACTAGCTTGTTCACCTGGTATAGCTAATTGAATAATACCAAGACCAAGTTCACCTATAGATTTTGCTGTGCCAATTGGGTCTGTAAGAGCTGTAAGAATGTCTTTACCATACTGCATACCGCTTTCAGGAATGTTTCTAAGAGCTTGTCCAGCCACCTGTCTTGCAGTTAAAGTTTCTGGTGCTACAGTTGTTAAATTTTCTAACTCTTCGTCTGTTATTTTTCTAACTGCCATAATTATTCAACAATATATTTTTCACCTGTTTTTTCATCTAAATAGTACACTATGCCATTTGGTGTAACTTTTCTAACACTTCCAGCTGGCACGCCTTCAGGTAATAAACTAAATTTATTAATGACTGTTTTTTTATCTATAGGTGTTTTCTCTTTATAACTAGGAAAATTACCTGTAGCAATTTCATCATTGTAAGATTTAAGTATTTTGTTGTAATCCAATGTTTTGTATAAATACATATCTTGTAGTTGTTTTGATACTATTGCTGGATTTTGTAATAAGGTAACATCGCCACCTAATCCTTCTATAACCCTCCAAGCATCTTTTTCAGTCATAACACCGCCACCAACAGTATCAATTCTGTTTGCACCTATTAATCTTTGTAACTGTCCACTTGCCACACCTCTTTTGAGTTCTTCATAACTTAAACCTGTATCACCTTGTAAAGTTTTATACCATTGTGAAATTTGATCGCCCAATCTTGCTAAACCAATATTTGTGTCTTTTATATTTTCCCAATATCTTTCTAATTGTAAAAATCCTTTTTCTAAATCAACAAGTTCTGTGTTTAATTTATCAAAAGATTTTTTATCTAAGGTATATCTATATCCTTCAGCTGAAGTTGTTGTACTTATTTCATCTTGTGAATAAGTGTCATAAAATTCTTTAGTTGTTAAAGTTCCTTTTGGCCCTTTGAAAACTTGTTGATCTCCAATCAAAAGTTCTCTGTATGTTCCATCAGGTGTTTTATACAATCCACCCTGCCTTGTATAAACAGTTCCTTTACTTACTTGCTCCAATCCAGCGGTATTCATCAAGGCATTTGCAATATCTGGATTTGATATATTAAAAGATCTTGATTCTTCTGGCTTTACGATAATCCCACCAATATTTATATCTTCTTTTGTGTGATTTTTAAAAGCTACAAGTTCAGGTTTATATGTTTGTCTTTTTTCACCAGCAAACATACGAGGGTCTATACCAGCTTGATATAATTTAAGCATATCAGCGTATTGTGGATTTTGTGCTACAAATTCTCTTAAAGCTTTATCTTGCGCTGCCTTTTGCATTTGCTGTTCAGCAAATTGCACTCTTCTAGGATCACCAGATAATATAGCAGCAGACCTACCTAAACTTCTCTGTAAAGCAGATAAACCTTCCTGCCTACGTCTTGCAGATTCTTCTGGTGATACTTGTTGCATAGGGTCGTAACCACCAACAGCTGTTAGACCTCTGCCTACTCTTTGACCTAAACCTGTAAAAAAATCTCCTATTGCCATATTTCTATCCTGTTGGGTAGCCGCCTGTACCTGGTAATGTAGATGGTAAATTTACTTGCGGTGTTTGTGTTGGTGGATTAAATATATTACTAAACATTGGTTGTAGTGTTTGATAAGCACCTAGACCAGCCTGTAGTCTTTCAAAACCGCTCGGCTGATAAGCTTCTGTAATTGTTTGTGTAGGTGCAACACCACTTACGCCAGTTGCTAATAAACCCAGTTGCTGTCTTGGATAATCCAATGCTCTTGCAAACTCGCCTCTTTGAGCATCTATAGCTCTTTGCTGTAGTGCTTGCTGTTGTGCGCCTATACCGCCTAACAAACCCAAACCTTGTAATTGTTGTGCTTGCAAACCACCTAACAAACCTGCTCTCTGCGCACGCGCCTGCATCTCTAATTGTGGTTGTGTTAATGCAGCTCTGCCAGCAATATCTAAACCAGCTAACTGTCTTTGTTGCTGTAGCTGTGCTTGTTGCATACGTCTTTGCTGTCCTAACTCTGCACCAAAAATACCTGCTTGTTGACCAAGCTGTGCTTGTTGTGCTGCTCTTTGAGCTGCAATGTCTTGACCTGCAAGACCTGCTTGCTGACCAAACTGAGCTTGTTGTAACGCTCTTTGTTGTGCTTGTTCTGTACCCATTAAACCAGCTTGCTGTTGTAATTGTGCTTGCTGTAATGCTCTTTGCTGTTCTTGACCAGCACCAAATATACCTAACTGTTGTTGTCTTGCTAAGTCAGCTTGTGCTGCTCTTTGTGCTTGTTCAAATCCTGCTTGTCTTAAACCAGCAGCGGTTCTGGCCATTTGTTCTACATAAGGTCTTTGTGACTCAGATTCTAGTAATGCAGATCTTGAACCACCGAAAGCACCTGCTCTGATTGCCCTTTCCTGCGCACCGCCACGCGCTATATCAGCTTGTCGCTGTATATCCTGCATAGCTGTGTCTATAACTTGTTGTTGGAAAGGTGATTGATATGCACCTATGTCTTGGCTTAATAATCCTTGAAATTGTGGTGTAGATACTTGACCTATTTGTGCGGCTGACGGACCTGCTACAGGACCTATTTGTGCGCCACCAAAAGTAGGTGTAGGTTGTATTTGAGCTGCTCCTGGAGCTTGTGTTGCTTCTATCGTTGGTGCTTGAAAACCAGTAACAGGCTGTATGGTAGGTCTGAACTGATCTTGTGCCATACCTTGTAAAGCTTGTGTTGGGTCATAGCCCATACCAGATTCAAATATACCTCTAGTAGCTTGAAACTGTCGTAATTGGTCTGGAGAAAAACCAGCGACCATTGGGCCTGTATAAGGTATAAATGGTTGTTGTGCAATTTGTTGTGACCTACTATAGAGGTCTTGTTGCATTGCTGATGTTTGCGGATCTACTTGCGCTGTAGTTGTTGTTTTTGGTGTTTCAGGGTCAAAAGCTTGCTTAGCCGCTGCTGCTGCTCCAATACCACCAATGATTGTTCCTATTGCCATACTTTATACCTATAAATCTTTTTTCAATAAATATTCTTCTTTAAATCCTAGATGTTTTATTTTTTTAATCCATCCTTTTCTACCGCCACCGTATAATCTTGTTATACCAGCTTTTTTTGCAAATGCTTCAATGGATGGAAACATCTCTTCTAATTCTTTGTAATCACCACCACAAAAAGGAATATTTAAAGCTTTTACCTGTGGATATATTACAAATTCTGTTATGTATGCAGACTTTTTGCCTGGCCATAAATGGAATATACCATGTCTTATTTTATCTTCTATATCGTCAATTGTATAGGAATCTTGATACTTTACAGCTTTTGCTATATAAGGTTTACACCTTTCCCATTCAATTTCCCAAGGATCTTTTTTCGCTTGGTTTATATCAACTACCTTATTAGTCACCTTTTGCATATTCTACGATACTCGCATAAACAGTTAAATTACCAGCACGATCTGCTTGTACTTTTAATACATCGCCTTGTTTTAAGACAAGACTTTTACTTAATAACTCTTCTGTATCATAGGCAGTTATTACATATTCTTTAAATAAAGTATAAGTTGTTCCACCGCTTACTACTGTAACTGTTATATTGGTTTGTTGGTTGTCATGGTCACAAACCAAAAAAGATTCAACAATAGAAAAATCAAAATCGCCACCGCTAGGTGATGTATATAAGGTTGTATCGTCTGTGGTTGTAAGAATTACTTTAGCTGTTTCAGCTCTTTGTATATACTGTCTTTGTGAGGATAGATCCATTATCTTCTACCTCTAGTTCTTACATTCAATCTTATATTACCAACTTGGAAATCTTGTGTTGTGCTACCTGTTACAGTCATTTGTACTTGTCTTGCTGTAAACCTAGCATCGGTATATCCATCATTTTCAAAGGTAAAACTACCAAAGTCTGTTTCGCTACCTAATGGGGTAAACTTACCTTTAAAACTTATGGTTACACCTGGTAATGTGTTTGCTTCTTCATCTGGAATAATCTGATTACATTGCACATAGTTATCACCGTTACCTAACTCTATTGGACCGCTAGTACAAAATGGTGCATCACTATTTAAGTTTGGTGAATTAGATAAAGTTGTTGATTCGTGTTCGTATATAAAACCGTTTGAATCACCAGCAATAGGAAAGTCAAACGCACCTTGGTCAATCCAACAGCCTCTATCCATTGAGCCTATAGACCAAGTATTTTCTAAGTAATTCCAGATTACATATTTATTTGGTCTGTATATACCATCTCCGCTTGGAAAACCCCACCATATTTCGTTAAAGTTAGAGTTGTGTCCACCCCAACAAGCTTTTCTTCCAGGTACGTTTAATTGGTCGTATACATAATCATGCACATCGCATTTGATTTCTCTTACAACACCATCATAAACAAAGAACGAGTTTTCACCCATCCACGCAAGAAAGTTTCCTGTTTGCACGACTGATCTTCTACTTACAGCTTTACAGTTAGAACCTGCTGCTGCGATACCATAAACAAACGGAGATCCTACATAGCTCATTCTATCTATACCAGTATCACTAAAAATTATTACATCGTTTTGGTATTTAACTGCTAATAATGCACGACCACCTGTAGGTATTTGCACATCACCTGCTGTATTTGTAGCTTTAGATGTCCAAGTGTTTCTATCTTCTCTATCACTCCAAGATACCTTTCTAGGGTCTCCACCTGAACCAATAGCAACTAAATGTCTTTCGTTGGTTACTAGGACAGCCTGACAGCCTGTAGGAGCGTTTGTTACGACCGTACCTATGGTATCAGCTGTTCCGCCTGAAACAGGCCTCCATTTGTAGATTTTGCCGTCACCAGAAAAACAAAAGACTAAATCCTCTCCCCAGTTATCAAAGGAGAAATGACCTGTATCAAGAGGTAGTCCAGATTGACTTCTAGCATCGCCATAATCTTCTACGTTATAGTGGTATGCACCATAACCAAGAGGATCATTAGAGGCATCGTTTACAAAACCAACTGGTGTTATATCAGTCCAGGTATTGTCGTATAAAACATATACTTTTTGTCTTGTACCTACAGCTAATATAGATGCACCAAGATTATCCTTATAGGCATACATACCTATAGGCTCTCCATCTAGTGCTGTAGTTTTTAGTTTAGACCAACCACCAATAGGTTTTAGAAATCCGTTTTCAAAACGCACAAGATTGCCGTCAACCCAACGACCTTTGTTAGCATAGTCAGTTCCGTTTTTGACTATGCCAGCTGGCGGAGTTACAGGCAATAGTGCCATTGTTTATCCTATAGTTTTAGTAACAGATGTTGGATTGATTTTAGCTTCGATTTGAGCATCTAGACCAGCTTTTAAATCTGTAACTGCATCAGCACCCATAGCAGCTTCTACCCAGCCTTGAACGTCAGAGCTTGTTAAGTCTGCAAAGGCTGTGAAGTCTGATATATCTGCTGTATCTACAGATTGAGTTCCGTAGACTGAAGCAGTCCAGTTGTTGCCATCAGCATCCTGATTAGCATCATCTTCTGCGTTTAATCTCCAATGCACGTTATAAACAACGTCTGCATTACCATCTAGTGTTGGGTAAGTATCAACTGTTGACACGTTCCAAGTATAATTTATTGCCATTATTAAACTCCTGCGTTTTCGTTAGCTGTTCTTTTTGCAGCCTTTACCTCGTCTGTCCAAACTGTTGAAGCTATACCTTGAACCTCTGTAGACTCACCTGATACATCTGTATCTGTATGAGTCCAAGTATCGTCATCGTTTTGTACAGAGCTTACACATTCTAA